TTTGATTCTGATGACTATAATATGAATCAGCTAAATAGATAGGTATAAATAGATAAAAATCATCGTTTAATGGCGATTACACGAATATCAAGAGCATTTAAGGATATAAGTCTGTCTTTTAAGAGGCATCCAGTGACAAACGATATTGGTGTGCTTAAAAATGAAAATGCGATTAAGAGATCTGTCAGGAATCTTGTTCAAACAATTCCAAGTGAGAGATTTTTTAATTCTGCACTTGGATCTGATGTAAGAGATAGTTTATTTGAAAATGCACCCGGATTTATAGATTTTGGTACAGCATCAATTATTGAAAGGCAAATTCAAACAACTATAGAGAACTTTGAACCAAGAATTGAAAATGTAGACGTAACCGTTGAACCAAGACCAGATACAAACGAATTTGAGGTTAACGTTTTCTTTGATATTATTGGACAAACGTTTCCGGAACAAGAATTTTCATTCATACTTAAAGCAACAAGATAATGCCAGTTACTAAATTCACTAATCTTGACTTTGATCAGATTAAAACACAGATAAAAGACTATTTAAGAGCAAATTCAAACTTTACTGACTTTGATTTTGAAGGATCTAACTTTTCAGTCTTAATTGATGCACTGGCATACAATACATATATCTCTGCATTCAATTCAAATTTAGTTGTGAATGAGTCTTTTCTTGACTCAGCAACCTTAAGAGAGAACGTTGTATCTTTAGCAAGAAATATAGGTTATGTACCCCGTTCAAAAACCGCAGCAAGGGCATCAATTTCATTTAATGTCACTGCCAATAGCACAAGCAGTCAAATGGTCTTACAACCAGGCCTAGTGTGTGTAGGAAGATCAAATGACTCAGATATAGTGTTTTCAATTTCTGAAACGATCACTGCAAACACGACTGTAAACAACGGAGTTGCGACTGCAAGTTTTGGATCAGTAACCGCACCAATTCAAGTTTTAGAGGGAACATTCATCAAATCACAATTTGTAGTTGATGGGTCTTTAGAGCAAAGATTTATTTTAGATAATGGAAATATTGATACATCATCTATTGTCGCATACGTGGGCACAGAGGACGAGTTAGGTAAACAATATAAACTGATTGATAACATTGTAGGTATTACTTCCATGTCAGATACTTACTTAATTCAAGAAGTACAAGATGAAAGATATGAACTTTTATTTGGTGATGGTGTATTTGGTCGAAAACCAGAAAATGGTGCAGTCATAACCGTTCAATATGTGGTTACATCAGGGTCTGAGGGTAACGGGCCAACTAATTTTAACTTTGCTGGAAACTTTTTAGGAGATAATGGTCAGGTCATTGTTCCATCCTCTACTCCTACAATTAATACTATTAATGCTGCATCAAATGGAGGCGATATAGAGACGATTGACTCAATTAAGTACTTTGCACCTAGATTATATTCATCGCAGTACAGGGCGGTTACAGCAAGGGATTACGAGTCGATAGTACAACAAGTATACCCGAATACTGAAAGTGTATCTGTTGTGGGTGGAGAGGAAGTAGATCCACCACAATTTGGAACAGTTCTAATAACAATCAAACCAAAAAATGGTGAATTTGTTTCTGATTTTGATAAAACACAAATACTTACAAAGTTAAAAAGTTATTCACTTACAGGTATTAATCAAAAAATAATTGACCTACAGGTTCTTTATGTTGAAGTTGAATCTTTCATATACTATGATTCTACAAAAGTCGCTGCTGTGAATGATCTAAGAACAAAAATAACAAATTCCCTCACTACATATTCCAAATCAGGAGATGTTAATAAATTTGGGGGTAGATTTAAATATAGTAAAGTGTTAAATGTAGTTGACAATATTGATAATGCAATCACATCTAATATTACCAGAGTTAGAATGAGACGTAATTTAAATGCTCTTGTAAATCAATTTGCACAATATGAATTATGTTTCGGTAATCAATTTAATGTAAAACCTGAAGGATTGAATATTAAGAGCACTGGATTTAAAATTTTGGGCACAATTGAGACTGTTTACTTTACTGACGTACCAAATGCAGATAAATTAACTGGCACTATCTCTGTTGTAAGAAAAAATGCAAGTGGTGAAACAATTGTTGTTGTAAAATCAGCAGGTGTGGTTGATTATGTTCATGGAGAAATAAATCTTTCAACTATAAATATTATCTCTACAGATAAACCTAATAATATTGTAGAAATTCAGGCATTCCCTGAATCAAATGATGTCATTGGATTGCAAGATCTTTACCTAGATTTTAACATCCCAAGTAGTCAAATAAATATGATTAAAGATACAATTACATCAGGCGAACAAATATCTGGTGTTGGTTATAAAGTAACTTCAAGTTACTCTAACGGAGAACTTACAAGAACATGATTGGAACTGGAATAGACAAACGTATACAAGTTCAACAAATTATAGAGCATCAACTCCCTGAGTTTATAACATCAGAGAGTCCATTAGCTGTAGATTTTTTAAAACAATATTATATTTCTCAGGAACATCGTGGTGGTGTAATAGATTTAAGTGATAATTTAGATCAATATATTAAACTTGATAATCTTACTCCTGAAGTTATAGTTGGTGTCACCACATTGACTGCAGGTATCACAACTGCAGATACTACAATTAATGTATCATCAACAAAAGGATTTCCAAACGAATATGGATTATTCAAGATAGATGATGAGATTATTACATATACAGGAATAACAACAAACTCTTTTACAGGATGTGTAAGAGGGTTTAGTGGTATTACTTCATATACAGACCCTGTTAATAAAGGCGAACTTGTATTTTCAACAAGTATTGCAGGTATTCATACTGCAACATCAAACGTCCAGAATTTAAGTGTTTTATTTTTAAAAGAGTTTTATCAAAAAGTTAAGTCATATATT